ATCACAAGACATTGGTGTTGTCACGATTGATGAAAAATCTATTGAGAAGTATGGACAATGGCCTTGGAAAAGAGATGTACTTGCACAAATCATAAATGATTTAAGACAAGCAGGTGTTGGTATTATTATGATACCTATTTTATTTTCAGAAGAAGATAGACTCGGTGGTGATGATGCACTCGCAAAAGTACTTAAAAATAATGGAGTAGTCATTGCACAAGTTGGAACATCAGGGGTAGATAGAAATGCTGTTGATAGAGGAGTCGCAAGAGTAGGAAATCCTTTTCCATATCTTTTTGAATGGGAAGGTATGTTGGGCCCGATTAAGAAACTAGGTGAGAGTGCAGATGGTGTAGGAGTAATTAATACTGCACCAGAGATAGATGGTGTCGTGAGAAGAATACCATTGATAATGAAGATAGAAAGAATCTTAGGTATAAGTGGTGGATTAAGTTATGGACAAATATCTAATGTAGTAGAAGATAAAACTTATCCTACAATGGCAATAGAAGTTATCAGAGTTGCAACAGGAGCTCCAAGTTATCAAATCAAATCTGGTGAAGGTGGAATTATTGCAGTAAGAGTGCCAGGTTATCCTATCATATACACAGACCCAAATGCTAGAGTGTGGTTACATTGGAACAAAGAGTTTGAAACCATATCTGCATCTGAAAGTGATTTTTCAAAGTTCGAAGGTCGTAGTGTAATTATTGGAACTACTGCTGAAGGTTTGGGTAGTATTATTGCAACACCAGTTGGTGAAAAATATGATTACGAATTATCTGCATCCACATTACAAACTGTTTTAGATGGTAAACAAATTAATCGTTATGACATAAGTTTGTTTGTTGAATTAGTTGTATCAGTTTTATTGGGTATCTTAGTTATATTGATTGCAAGATTTACACCATATTGGTTTGTTGGAACAAGTATGATAGTATTGTATGGTGCTAGTTTGGTAGTTGCTTGTTATCTTTTCAATAAACATTTAATACTATCTGATATCAGTTGGATAATAATTGTCATTACCATAGTTGGTATGCACAGTATATTTAACAGATTCATTTTAGAGTTTAAATTAAAACAACAAATAAGAAAACAATTTGAAACTTACCTAGACCCAAGACAAGTTGCCGAGTTACAGAAAGACCCCAGTAAATTAAAACTAGGTGGTGTTAGAAAAGAGATGAGTTTTCTATTCATGGACATTGTAGGATTTACGCCAATATCAGAATACTACAAAAACAAAGATGACCCAGAAGGATTGGTAGAAGTTATCAATGACTACCTAAATCGTATGACTAAGATTGTCCTAGACAACGGTGGCACAGTTGATAAGTACATGGGTGATTGTATCATGGCATTCTGGAACGCACCATTAGATTGTGAAGACCATGCTGAGATGGCAGTCAAGACTGCTATTGAATGTGCAGAGGAGACTGATAGACTAAAAGAAGACTTTAAAGCAAAGGGGTTACCAGACATCAATATAGGTTCAGGCGTCAATACAGGAACTTGTATCGTGGGTAATATGGGTAGTGACACCAGATTTGACTACTCAGTCATAGGAGATGCCGTCAATCTGGCTGCAAGATTAGAGGCGACCACAAGAAACTACAAAGAAGAAGATGGAAGTATCGTTTCTACCCTATATTCATCACATACTATGGAAAAATTGAAGAATATTGAGTCTATAGAGGTAGATAAAATCAAAGTTAAGGGAAAAGATGAGTTAATTACCATCTATAAACCTAAATAAGAACCATTCTCATAAAATAATATAAATTAATTTACTTTTCTTAATAAAATCAATGACTTATACCCTTGACAAACCATGTCTGGGCCTAGTATAATGGTTACATAAGATAAACAATAGAGAGGTACGAGATGAAATCAGTAAAACCGGCAAGTTCTTTAGAAGAGGGCGCTAAATATATGATAGAAGCAATGGTAGACGACTATAATGATGTAGGATACACTACAAAAAAAGTTGACACACCAGACAACTACAAAGTAACAGAGGGTAGAAAATATATGAAAGTTATCAGAGAAAATTCTGTTACTGCATTTATCGCTAAAGAAGATTTCAAACATTTCAAGAAAGGTGATGTACTAAAAGCATCAAGTTGGAATGCTCCAGCACTAAACAGGGCTAGAGGGAACATATTTGATGGTATGTACCCAATAGAATGGACAGGTCCACTATATTTAAATTAGGGGTTGACAAAACATGTTTGATGCTGTTATAATGGTTACATAAGATAAACAATGAGAAGAGAGGAAATATGAACAAAACACTAATAAATGAAATGAAGAAACTAGACAATTCAGAGTTGAATGATGTTATGGATATGGCTCGTGAGTTGATGGTGGTGAACGGAAAGATGACATTTAAACCAGGCATGAAAGTTTTCATGGTACAAAAAACTAAGAGAACTCCAGGCGTGATAGTAAGAATATTACAAAAAAATGCTGTGGTTGATTTAGGTCCTGGCAGGAATTACAGAGTTCCAATGTCAATGTTGGAGGCAGCGTAATGAATTCAGATACAATAAAAACACAAAATTTTAAAGGCAAAAGAACAACATCTTTAGTCTTTGAATCTGATTTAATACCAGAAATCCAGAATGAAGAACACGATTTGACTCTTTTCAAGGCAATAATTAAACAAGCAATTGATGATACAATGAGTGAGAAAACAGCAAAGGAAGAAATTAAAGCTGGGGTAGATGCTTATATTTGGATTGTTAAACCGTCAAAAGAATTTTTGAGTTACTGTAAACAAATAGGTAGAGACCCACAAGTGATAATTGATTATGTCAGAGAGTATAGTAGATTTAATTATTTGGAGGAAGAGTAATGAATGACGCTGATATAATTTTAAGAACTGTTGCTACTAAGATATTAGGTGGTGACATTACAGAAGATGATGCTTTAGTTATTTTAGAAAACAATTTAAGACTGTTAACTGAATTAGCTGATTTAAATATAAAAGACAAGTATGATGCATTATCAGAAGTTTACAAAATGACAAACAGTATTTATGAAGACTAATTCAAACAAACCTAGCCAGAAATTTCAAGTTCGTGGTGAACAGAAAAATAAGTTTACGAAGAAACGACTAGAAGAAAAATCTAAAGGACTAGGTGTATCTGTTGGTGATGATTTTAATAAAGCATTACGAATCTTTAAAAAGAAAGTTTTAAATGATGGTAGATTAAATGATTTTCATGAACGACAATTTCACACTAAAAAAAGTGAAAAGAAAAGACTGGCAAAAGCTGCTGGTAAACAAAGGTGGTTGAGAAAGTTTGCTGAAACACCAGGCCCACATCAACCGAGAAAACGAATTAACAGAAAAAGGACAACGTAATGAATGTAAAATTATTAAGACTAACTACAGGTGAAGATATAGTTGCAGAAGTAACATACTCAGATGAAAGTATAACTACAATATCAAAACCTTTTGTATTAATACCAATGGCACAAAATCCAGGCTCTAGTGCAGAAACTAAATTATACTTTTCACCATTTATTCCATATGCCGATGATGAACAAATGAGTATTAAGGAAAGTAATATTATTATTGTTAATGAACCTAAACCAGAAATAAAAGAAAACTATTTAAATTATATCGGTGCAGTTGTGCCAGTTGAGAATAAAATTATAACATGACAGATGAAAAGGATAAAGATATGGATAATGTTATTTATGGCCCATGGGGTTCTGACCCAATATCTAATAAGTATGATAAAGGTACTACAACGTGGATTAAACAGAAGTATGATAGAGAATTAGACAGAAACAATTCTCAGTTACAAATGAAAGAAAAACTTGCTAAGATTGATGCAATGACTGAGAATGTTATGGTTCAGATGATACATACTTTTAGTGAAAATGGTTATGACATTACAGACGAACAGTTTATATTAGATGTAGGTTTTTTATCAGAAGTAATTAAAGGTGCTTTATCAAGACAAGAAGGTCTACCACATATCATACAAGGATTTATTGAACAGATAATGTCGCCAGAAAAAACAGAAAATGAAAATGGTGTAGATTTACATTATTCTAGATTTGATTCACCACTTTTGGCAGATATCATAGAAATGGTTAGTGAAATAACAGAAGATGAAGTTGATGTAGAGTTTTACTCAGATACAGAATTGCAGAAACTTTCTGATGAAGAAAAAGAAGAATTAAGACTTCTTAAAGAAGAAGATGATGAGAAAAAAGATGACTGAACATGAACTATTAAAAATAATTGATAATGAATTAATAGATTGCGATATAGAATTTGCAGAAGACAATGAACCTGGCACTATGAAAGTAACATTTCATTTTGACACAGAAGAAAAAAATGATTGACATAACATGTCTGGGCCTGTTATAATGGTTCATAAAGTAAAGAATTACAATGTTGTAATTGCCAATATGACTATTAGAGGCATAAAAATTAGTCACTTTAAAATTTAATAATCAGGAGATTATAATATGGGTAGAAATAAACTATCAAAGACACAACGAGTTATTAATGCATTTGAAGCTGGTAAAACAGTTACTTGGAAAACATTAAGAAAAACATTTGACCTAACTTCACCACAAGCAATGGTGGATAAACTAAGAAGTCAAGGTTATATGATTTATACTAATAAAGATGCTAAAGGTACTTCCTATAGAATGGGTGAACCAACACAAGCAATTATTAATGCTGGTGTAGGTGCTGTACTAATGAACGGTAAAGCTGATAAAACAATTATCGCTGCTGGAATCAAAGCACTTTATGGAAATGGCGTAGGATACGCTTCTTAATAAATTAAGAATTTTAGGAGGGTGGCCTCCGAAAAAGTAAGTGCCACCCTTTCTAAATTATTATAGGGATTTAATATGATATTAATTGACATGAATCAAATCACAATTGCATCTGTAATGATGCATCTGAATATGAATGATGGTGAGATGGATGAAGAAATGGTTAGACATATGATATTAAATTCAGTACGATTGTACCGTACTATGTTTAATGAAAAGTATGGGGAAGTAGTCATAACATATGATTCTAAAAATTGTTGGCGTAGAGATGTATTTCCACAATACAAAGCAGGTCGTAGGAAAGGTAGAGAATCAGATAACAAAGATTGGAATAAGATTTTTGGATTACTCAATGACATCAAATCAGAAATCAATGAGTTTCTACCATACAAAGTTGTAGAAACCTATAGTGCTGAAGCAGATGATATCATTGCTGTACTGTGTAAGAAGTATCAAGACGAAAAAATTATGATTGTATCTGGTGATAAGGACTTTATACAGTTGCATAAATACAGTAATGTACGACAGTACAGTCCTATTACAAAGAAACATATAAATGGGGTTGACCCTGTCGTATATATAAAGGAACATATACTTAAAGGTGATAGGTCAGATGGAGTACCTAATGTATTATCACCAGACCACACTTTTACAGATGCACTAAGGCAAAGACCTTTAACATCTAAAAGAATTGAAAGTATATTAGCTCAAGAAATTGACGAACTAGATGATGAAGTGAAACGAAATTATCAAAGAAATGACAAACTAATTAATCTGGATAATATCCCAGAAGAATTGGAAGAAAAAATCCTAGATGATTTCAATGTTGCCACTAGTGGTGACAGAAGTAAGTTATTAAATTATTTTATACAGAAAAGACTAAAAAGTCTAACTGAACAAATTGGAGAATTTTAAAATGGCATATCAAACACACACACTATTGTTTTCAGAAATACTTGATAAAGTACACAAGGCGAAAACAAAATCAGAAAAAGTAGCAACATTAATAATCAATGATACACCAGCATTAAGAATGCTGATAAAATCATCTTTTGACCCCACAATAGAATGGGTAATACCAGTAGGTGAAGTACCATATGGAAAAAATGATGCTCCTATGGGAACAGAACATACTGTTCTTCAAATGGAATCAAAAAGACTCTGGCACTTTATTAAAGGTGCAGACAATGATACACCACAAGCACAGAAAGAAAAAATGTTTATTCAAATGTGCGAAGGTCTACATGAAAGTGAAGCACAATTATTATGTGATGCAAAAGATAAAAAATTACATCAAGTGTATAAAGGTTTATCAAAAGATGTAGTGAGAGAAGCTTTCAAGTGGAATGACGATTTCATGCAAGAACCTGCTCCTGTATATCCACAAGAGGCTGGAAGTGCATCTGGGGCAGACAGATAATTCTTGACAATAGTTGTGTCAAGCTGTTATAATGTTTTAAATGATGAGGATATAGTAAAGGTTACGTTACCACCAACTCACTCTCTCTCTCGACCTCATCAAAGAGTTGGTGGTAACACTTTAACAAGGGATATGCGTATGTGGTATAAAAGTATTACGACAGGATTCCATCCTGTAGAAGATTGGGCAGTACAATCCATACGCTCCATTAATTATGAGTAGACAAATTAAAAAAATACCATACAAGTTTGTCCATGTATATTGGATTGATATAGTATCTGATAGTTCATGGAGAAGTGTTGAAGATGTTAAAGAATCTTCTTTACCTAGATGTTTAAGTACAGGTTTTTTAATTGATGATAATGAGGAGATGATTAGAATCGTATCAGATTTTAATTTCAATGATGATGGCAGTATTGATGAATGTGGTAATTCTACTATCATTCCAAAAAGTGTGGTGCAAGAAGTTAAAGAGGTTTCGTAATGAAAGATGTGAAAAAAGTATTAATAGTTTTTTTATTATTGACTGCATGGAATAGTGCATTTGGAAATGACAAAACATGCTTAATAGAAAATATTTATTTTGAAGCAAGAAGTCAAGGTCAAGCTGGTTGGTTAGCAGTTGCACAAGTTACACTAAATCGTGTAGACGACAAAAGATTTCCAAACACAATATGCGAAGTTGTTAAACAAGGTTTAACATATGCAAGTGGTGACCCTATTCGAAACAAGTGTCAGTTCAGTTGGTTTTGTGATGGTAAATCAGACAAACCTAAAAATACAAAAGTTTATAATGAGATATCTGAACTAGTGGATTATATTAATGACCAAGATTTACTAGACATTACTGATGGTGCAACTCATTATCATGCCGATTACGTTAGACCATCATGGGCAAAAACTAAAACTAAAACAACTGAGATTGAAGACCATATATTTTATCGTTGGGAGAGGTAATGTTTGAACATGTAATCAGAACACCATTTGATATGAAACCTGTTTTTAAACAATGCGAACGACCAAAATTTAATGCAAACAATACTGATGTTTTTATTCAATCACAAAAAAGAATTGAGTTAGATAATTTAGGAAAAGATATTTGGTTTGAAACACCACATGCCGTTGAAGAAGAATTAGTATTTAAGACTGCACAAAAATTAGGATTGTTTAATCAGAAAAGTGATTACAGAGTTTTAATTGATTGTGATAATATGAAACAGTTGGGATTAGCCATAGAAGATGACATTGTAATTATGCATAATGGGAAACTTGAGGCATGTTTTGTGGCATTTCCTTCCTCATGGAACGCTGGTGAAAAGATGGGAAAAACTCTTGCAGAACTGCATGAACCTATTGCAGATAATGAAGCTCTACTTCGTGCATCTGATGGTATCATGAAAGCAATGACAAGTGGACAATCATTTGAAAGATATACATGGGGTATAACATCACTAGATGGGTATAGTAATCACCCATTATATGAGAAACCAGACTTTGATAGTTTAGATGATTTAACCTTTAGAGTTGAACATGAAAGGACTATGACAGTCAATGAGGGGTCTACGGCAGTCTTTTTGATACATGTAGACATATATCCACTAAAAGAGGTCTTAGAGACCGATTACGGACTTATTAGAGAGTCTATTGACAGTATGAGTACTGATGTGTTACAATATAAAAATCTAGTAAAAGTAAAGGAATTGATGAATGAATATATTTTATCTACATAAAGACCCAATAAAGAATATCAAAATGCATGTTGATAAACATGTAGTCAAGATGGCAACTGAATATGCACAATTACTATCTACAGCACACAGAGTTTTAGATGGTGAATTGTATGAAGGTAGAACTAAAAATAATCATAGAATTAAAAGATGGAAAATGCCTGATGAAAGAGAAAGTATATTGTATAAGGCGAGTCATGTGAATCATCCTTGTAATGTTTGGGTGCGTGAAAGTAAATCAAATTACCGTTTGATGTATGAGATTTATGTGGCTTGTCTTGCAGAATATACTTACAGATATGGAAAGATACATGGTGCATCTAAACCATCATTACTTTTATTAAAGACACCAGACAATATTAAAGACATTGGTTTGACAGAAGTACCTCAAGCAATGCCTGACTATTGTAAGGTAATTGGTAATCCAATTCAAGCATATAAAAACTACTATATAAACGAAAAGAATGGTTTTGCTAGTTGGAAAAACAGAACAAAACCAGAGTGGTACAAGGAGAACTATGCCAACATACACATTTAAGAATAAAGATACAGGTGAAGTCTTTGATGAGATAATGAAGATTGCAGAAAAACCAGAGTATCTAAAGAACAATCCACACATAGAGAAAGTATTAACTGCTCCTCATTTTGTGGGCGACCATATCATCAAAAAAATGGATGGTGGTATGAAAGAAACGCTTCAGAAGATAGCAGGTAGGAATCCTAATACGCCACTGGCAGACAGGTTTTCTAGAAAAACTGCAAAAGAAGTACAATCAGATAAAGTAGTTGGTAAATATAACCTCAAGGACACACTACTTTAATAAATACTATTGTGTTATAATTAATTTAACTATAAATTATACACAGGGGGTTGACTAATGGATTAGTTGACCCCTACTTATTATATTATAATATTATGATACTAAACAAACAAGACGCTATATATTCTGCTACGAAGTTAATAAAATATTTCAAGGACTTCAATCGTATTGACGATTACTTTCGTGTTAGAAAGATTGAACGAATAAAGAATATACCTCAAGCATTACCCGGCATGGGTTTAGATGATGATATGTTTCAATCATTTGATATGCATCCACAAGATATGAACTTTGAAATTATACTACCATCAAATGAAACATTTGATACTATGCTTGAAATGGTTGCATCATTTTCACCAGACAATGCTCCTGGCAAAATGATGAAAATAATTGTCAAAGAAACAAACACAAACAAAGTTGTTGGATTTATTAAATTAGGTTCACCAATAATTAATTCCAAACCTCGTAATGATTACTTGGGTGGTACACCAGATTTAAATATCTTCAACAAACGTGCTATCATGGGTTTTAATATTGTACCTGTTCAACCATTTGGATATAATTATCTTGGTGGTAAGTTGATGGCATCTATTTGCACTTCACATACAATTCGTAGAATGTTAAATGAAAAATACAATACAGAGTTCTGTTTATTTGAAACGACTAGTTTGTATGGTAACATCAAAGGTATGTCTATGTATGATGGTATGAAACCATTTCTAAGATATAAAGGTGATACACTATCTAAGTTTTTACTAACACTTGGTGAAGACCTATACTTTGAAATGAGAGATTGGTTTACAGAAAAAAATGGTGGTGAAGATTTAGTTCCTGCCAGAACAGCCGATGGAAAAGTTACAGCAAGTAGAAAATTAAAAATCCAAAGTAAGATGGTAAGTATCATTAAAGCAAGTTTAAAACAACATGATATTAAAGCATACAATATGTTTACTGAACAGATGAAAAAGGCAAGTGATGTTACTACACAAAAAAGATTTTACATGGGTGAGTATGGGTATTCAAATGTAAGAGATGTGTTGTTAGGAAAGACAGAGGTTCTAACAAAGGCAGAAAACTTTGATAGGTTTGAATTAGAAAATATTACTGAGTGGTGGAAAAAGAAAGCTAGTAAACGATATGAAAAAATGATTGCAGAAAACAAGGTTCGTACAGAACTAGAAATCTGGACTCCAGAAACTATGAATAAGATTGACATAATAAGATGAGAATAGCATTACCATATAATGTACATTTAGGAGAATATAATCCTAACGTAGTAACAGGTGGAATTGAAAAGTTTTGTCAACAAATTATTAATACGTTTGATGATGTACACATTGTGAATATAGACAATAACAAATCAGTTAAAGATAATACCACAACAATAAAAAAGTTTGCAAAAAGTATAGATGCAGATATTATTATATCCAATTGGCATACAGCATCATTTTGTGGAAGTAAAATATTAGATTCAGAAATACCAATAATGTTTGTAAATCATGGTCATTATGGAATTGCTTCAATAATTAACAGAATGAAAAATCTTCTTAACTATAATCATTCTTGTTATATGGTGAGTAAGTACCAATACGAATGGTATAGGACTATGGCAAAAAGATTAAAATGTGATGATGTGCTTGTTGATGGGTATCTTAATTCAAGTTATGTTGAAGGTGATAAACCAGATTTGTTAGATATAGAATATGATTGTTGTACAATCGGTAGATGCGACTCATTTGAAAAAAAACCATTTCTATTAAAGGGGTGGTTGCGTGATACAGATTACAGAACAATCCTTATGACAAACACACCAATTGCTGATAAGGATAAAAAGTATTTTGAAAAAAATTCTCATTGGAATGGAGTTTTGATGAACTTAAAACATGTTGATGTTATGAAAAATTTATCTAAGTCTATGACTTATTTTTCTACTTCTTATCAGGAAACATGGGGCATTACTGCATTAGAAGCACTAACACATGGTGTACCAATTATTCTAAACAGTAATAACAATAAACATTCATCTACTAGTTTGTGTGGTAAAGATAGTCATTACAAAATTGTATCAAATAAACTAGAACT